CCGCTAGAAATTGTTTGTTGGCATCAGTCTGAAATATTTCAGGAAGAAAATCTACACTACGAACATTAGCCATTAAATTACTCCGCTACCAGGGGCAGTACGCAAATTGGTACTGGTAAGTGCTTCAATCACATCAATGTTGTTGATTGTTGCACCGTTGACAAATATTTCGTTGGGAGCTGATCGTATTTCGTATAAGTCACCAAAGTATTTTTGTGTGTCAAGTGGTACCAAGACCACTGAACTAATTATTGTGCCAAGTGTTCTATGCAAGTATGCTGCCAATTCTGAGAAGTAAAACGTATCTCCAAAGTTCCATTTGTCAATGGAAAAATATGTGTTCATTGCTGATACCACTGCACTTTTGATTTCACTAGTACTGGCTGTGCTGTTTGATGCACGTATAACTTTGATTGTGGCTCGCAGATTAGACGCAGCCTTTTCACCAAACAAGGGTTTGAACACCACTGAATTCAACACAATGTTGTCGCTTAACATTTTGTAATCTTGTAGTTTTTGATATGCAGTCGACAGTTCGTCGATGCTGGGCATATCTGGCTCGACTACGGTGCCTGTAGTGTCACGAATCCAGTTTTGGTATGCTGTGTAGTAGGACAAGGTCACCACGTACAGGTCAATGATGTTGGTTGTACCTGGATCAATTCTGCTGGTCAGCGGACTGTTATGGCGGTATTGATAATACAAATCTTGACGACCAGTGCGAACAGTCCATTCATCTGACACGTTGACAAGTGTTCTCAATCCTGTGGTACCAATACTGAGTTGATAGAATGCTTGATCAGTATAGGCATAGAATACCTGTCCAGGACTCCAGGCCAATTTGACCAATTCAATATCGTCTATGGTAGCATAGTCACTAGTCACAAGGCCAGATTCTACCAGTAGGAATCTTTGTAGATTGTCAAAGTCCACGGTCTTTTGTAGGTATATGTATTTCTGAGTGCTATCTACAGTGGGTGCTACAATCTCAGAGAAAAAATCTGGATTGTCTGGCACACCATCGTTGTCGCTGTCACGAAATCCCACTAGCACCTGGAAGTCATCAACATAGCCGTCGCTCTCAACTGGTTGCCCGGTAATGGTCATAAAAATATCGCCGGGCAAATGATCAGTGGAGTCAGGTTGTGTGTTTACTGCCAAGCAGTTGATATAGTCTTTGATCACAGTGCCAGTACGACTGTCGTATACCTGGGCACCGTCGTAGAAGAAAAATCGAGTTTGCAGTACTGATCCAAAGTAGTAGGCAAGTCCACGGAACGTGATTGTGTAGTTTTGATTTTGTACCACAAACTGCACCAGCCACGACGCATCTTGATTGGTACCTGCGGTTGATCCTGCGTTGGTCTGACTAAATGCGGAATCTGCTGCTAAGTTTGTGCTGGTAATCAGGTACCAGCTGTAAGGTGTACCAGTGATATCACCGTTGTTGTCATAGCCAATACCAAAGTTGCGATTCAACAAAATTTGTTCGGCCATGGCCTGTTCCAGGCTAAGTGGCAGGTCTGTGACGAACAGGGGAATAATCGTGTCTACCAGTGCGCCCGAAGGTACAAAGTTGTTGAGTGCAACTGGTCCTGCTCCAGAACTCAGGTTGCCCAGACCGTTGTTGTAGCCGTTGCCTTGTATGCTCAGTGGGCTGGCCCAGATGTCTAGTGTTTCGTCAGCACGACTTGGTGTACCTTGTTGCAACTTGTTATTGCGGTCAAAGTAATAGCCTGATGGTGCAACAAATTTGATTAGGCTGCCCACAGCTACATATTTGAATGCTGTGGTGGTTGTGGAGCCAACTGGGATTGGTGTCCCGTTGGGCCAGATGGCTGATGTTACTGCGTTTCTAAAATAGCCTGTGGTTTCATTGGCCAATGTTGTGCTTTGATTCCAGGTGGCCCCAGTAACCCAGGTTGTTGATCCATATGTGGGCAAGGTGGTTGCTGTGACCCTAGGAAAGTTAGCGTAGTAAAACTGTTTCATGGTAGTTTCACCAATGCCAGGCTGTACCTGATTGGTAACCACATCTGCAATTTCATTTCTGTTGGTATAGGCAAACAGGATAGTGGGCAGAATATTCTGTTCCCACAGTCCACCATCGCTGCCAAAAGTATTGGTGCTGGAATATTTGCCTGTGTTGTCCACAAGGTCAAGATAACGACTAGTGCCAATTGACGCACGATTCAGAGCCTTGCTTTTCACAATTGAATTGTATTGTGTATAAGGGAACAGGTTATAGTCTTCACCGTTGACCATGCGATCTTGTGTGTAGTATCTGGCAGGAGCACGTTGTTTGATGGCATCAATACTTTCACGTGCCTGACTGTTGCTGACAGGTCTTGTGATGCCACACGTAAATGTCATGGTCTCAAGATTGCCATTACGGCTGATGTAACTGATGGGAATTGTCACAGCCTGCATTTCCTCAGGATTGATAATGTATTGCAGGCCGTTGGATGCACGAACATACGCACGATATGTTCCCACTGGAATTTCAGAGAACACGCCATCACCAAACACCATGGTAATTTGATCATTGGTTCTGGATGTCACTGTGTAGATTGGACGCAGTGTGGTGCCCACTTGTTCCGCGGCGGCAGCATAGATATTTTCAGTGTAGTTCCACTCGCGACTCACACTGCCCACATTGTCCAGCTGGAACAACCAACGGTCTTCGTTGTTGACGCCTTCAATGTTGATGTTTACTGTGCGGTTTGATACTTTTTCAGCCAGGTTGAAGTCTTGGTTTTGCAGCACGCCTTGCTTGAACATAAAGAAATAGCCGGTGTTGGCTGACTGGAATCCCAGTTGATCATTGCGGAACAAGATATTGAATGGCTGATTGGCCCTCGGTGCCGGCTCATATAGATACGTGGCGCCCACAGATGTTGAGCTCATGGCCTCAAAAGGCATGGTAACACCGTCAACCACAGCAGTATAAGGCACTATGGGCAGGAATCCTGGCACCAGATTAACGGCATATTCATCTGTGCGCACACCTAGAATAGTCTGACGGTTTCCCGGACGTCCCACACGTTGAGTGTCCACTAGACTGCTGTTGATGATTGTGGTAAATTGTTCTTGCCAGTCAGGATTGGTTGGGTCAGCCCAGTTCACAGTGACGTTGGAAAGATTTACGCCTTGATAGTCCACAACATTTTCTGTTGTTGTGACTGAAAATACCTTGAGTAAGCCTTGTGCTGCTACGTTACGCTTGGCGGTATAGCTTACTAGATTAGCCAGGCGAGTGACACTGTCTCTGCGTTCAGCAGTGTCCATGTAATTTTCACGAGTGTTTAGGTCGGTGCGGAAAGCAAGAGCCTGGCCCATGAATGCAATAACGTCCAGCAGGGCAATGTATTCTGAACTTTCAATGTAGTCATTGAATGTTTCTGGATAGTACAGGCGCAAGTAATCAACAAAACTCTTGCGAAGAGTTTCAAAGTCATAGCTCTGGAAGTCTGCTTCGCGATAGGTTTGATAGATCTGTTTCCAGTCTTCAACACCAAATATCGCTGTTTGTCTAGTTGTTTTTGCCATTCTTGATACGCCTCTATTGTTTATTTAGCGGCAACAAAAACGGCTTAGTTATACATAGGAGGCGTTGCGTTGTTGCAGATCAAAGAAAATACTCAGCCGCTCGGCATCTGTAGACGGGGTTACAGTGAGCTCTACCTGAATCAGGATACCATTTTCTTGTGGGAATGTCACAACTTGACTGATGAAAATTCTAGGGTCGCCTGCTGCCACACGCTGTACTTCTCGCTCTATTGCCTGCTGCGATGCTTCTACTTGATTTTCAAACAAAAAGTCCCAGAGCACTGTGCCGTAGGCTGGTCGGCCAGGCAGTTGACCTTGGCGAATGTTGAATGCATTCAACAGGTCGCGTTTGATCAGTTCAAAGTCTGTAAGGGTAAACTTTTTGTATTGCCCTTGAGTGTTGAAGCCAATGAATTTTTGTGCCATGGTGTATTTACCGGTGCTTATGTGTTGATGCCTTCAATCTTGAACTGCAATAATCTAATGCGTTCTTTCAAGGATTTGCTGCGTTCTAGCACCGTCAGGATGCCCTCATCAAGGACTCTAAAATCACCAGCCGTGACTTGTCGCACTCGGATGTCTGCATTCTCTCTAGCACTGATATACTCACCTATTGCCGGAACCACAACAGCATTATAGCTGGTTCGGTTTGCCCCATACTCAGCATCAACTGCTGCCCATTCATTTTGTGTTATTGTTTGTTGGTTTTCTAGGGCCGTAACTTTTTCGTTTAGATTGGCTAAAATTACTGCGCGAGCATTCACCAAATTTGCAACTTTGACTAAACTTGCCTGAAGAGCCACCAGTTGGGTTTCTACTGCGCTAGCAGCAACAGGAGC